CTGGTGAATAGTATCACGTCCAGCTTTCGCTAAGTCAGGCGACACAGCCTCTACGGCCTTGTATGCCACCTCACCAATATCATCAGCTACTTCTTTGGTCTTAATAGCCGTAGACTTAGCAGCCGTGTTTAAGCGATTCATTACGCCACTAGACAACTCGCCAATGGTACGGCTTTCCGGTGACGTGCCGCGCACCAGCGATCCACCAACAGCGCCAGCAGCGCCGCCAAGGCCAGCGATTAAGGCATCTTGCATGGTAAGCGAGTCTATGCGCTCACCAATATCTCCTTCCTTCTCATTAAGTGCGTACGTACCGCCCTCTACGGCGCCTACAGCAGCCCCTGCAAGGGCGTTAGAGGCACGGGTAGTACCTGCCTTACCTGCTGCCGCTGCGGCCTTGCTAGCGCCCATGAGAGCCGCCTTACCGGTAGCTGCTCCAGTGGGCAGTCCAGCAGCAACTTCAAGTCCAAGCGCAAGCTTAGGGTTTTGCTGCTCAAAGCGCTTCTCAACGTCACGCTGCTGGACCACAATATTCTCATAGGCACGCGAGAAGTCGCCGCCATATAACGATGCCTCTTCACCAAACAGCCCCGCAACGCCAACATCAATGCCAGCACGCATAGCCGCTGCGGCTTCATCACCAAAGCCAAGCAGCAAGCCGTCAAGAATCTTAGTGCCTGCGCCTTGAATGTCCTCGGCGGTAGTCGTAAGGTCTTGCTCTTGCATATTAAGAGCCGCTAAGGCACTCTCTTGGTCTGGAGCGGTAACCTTAAACGTCCTACCGTCAACAGTGATTTTGTATGTTGGCATTATTACTCCGTAACTTCTTCAATAGTTACTTCTTTGCCGTCTACGTTTATAGTTTTAACACCGCGTCCTTCGTTATAAGAATCAACAGCGTTCTTTGCCCAGCCCCATTCTTGCCAAATGCTTTGGTCTTTCTTGCGCATTTCAGCAAGAAGAATCTCTTTAACTTCTGCTGGGTTCTTTACGCCAGAGGCGCGCACTAGCGCCGTAATATCAGCAAGCGCTTCTTCGTCGCTAAGAATGTCGTCAGCAAGGTCTTCTACGTCTTTATCAAAAATGTCAAACCATTCAGAGCCTTCGCGCTTAAGCGTACGCAACACTCCAGGCACAAGGTCTTTCACTACACCGTCTGCAAGGGTGCGCTCTCTTTGCTCAGTGCGTACCTTAGCAGCTTCAGACTGCGCACGCTGACGCAAAGCAATACGCCCACGCGGGGGATTAGACTTCCACGTAGCTAGTTCGCTAGTTGATACGCCAAGCTCAGTAGCCAGTGCCGTTTCTTCAGCGGTCCATTGCCCATTTTCTGCAATCTTAGCTTCATGCTCTGCCATTTTAGCTTCGTATTCTTGCTGTCCCAATTCGTAACCACGGACTATATCGCCAAACCCGCGAGCTTTCAAATCATTCTTTACTTCTTCAAACCGTTCTGGATTATCTGCAGCAGCTTCTAACGCCATAGTTCCAATTTGTCGTTGGTTTGAGCGGCTAATTGCTTCTAAATTTTCGCGTTGTGTTTCTAACGCATTATATCCAGACTGTACTTCACGACCCATGTCCATAGTTTGCGTAGGGTCTAAGCCAAACTTAGTCGCTGCTTCGTTAGCTGCATTTTGTAATACAGCAATACGCTGCCGCTTAAGTTCTTCTGGCATTGCGGGGTCATTCATGGTAGCCGTCATTGCTTCTTGAATTTTAACAATGGCGGCTTGGCCTTGCTGCGCACGCTGCGCTTTCTGCTGCTTGTCTACAACAATAGCTTGATCTGCAAATGCTTTTTGCTGCGCTACGTTTCCAATCTTTCCATAAAACTGTGATTGACGTTGTAGCGATAACGGGTCTGAAACATCTACGTTAGGACGAAACGTGGTGCTAATCGGCGCCATCAAGCCCTGACCCGCCTGCCCCATGCTTCCAATCGTTCCGCCAATCTGCGACAGCATTCCGCCAAGACTGGCGCTTGCATCTCTACCTGCCATTTGCTGTCTCCTTAAATACCCAAGATGCCTTTGAGTTCATCCCAAAAGCTGGTTCCCGGTGCAGTGTTAGCGCCAAGGCCACGAATAGCATTCATACCGGCGCCAAACAAATTACCAAAGAGCTGGCTTGCTGCGTACTCTGCGTTGATTTGCGACTGCAGCGCACCCAAGCCAAGCTGTGAACCATAACCTGCTCCGGTAAGCTGACCAGTTTGTGCCAACTCTGCTTGCCCAGTGCCAAGCTTAAGCGCCTCAAGCTGCTGCTGCATTGGGCTAAACGCCGTAGTGTAGCCCTGAAGGCCAAGCTGACCAGCCACGTTAGCTGCTTGCGTCTGCGTCTGCGCTTCTTGCTGTGCTTGCTGCATAGCTTGGAAGGCTGCCGCATTGCTTGCCTCAGCGCGTGCACGGGCCATAGCAGCATCCTCAGCGGTGCCACCGAACTGTGCGCCACGCAGTCCGCCACGTCCCATAGCAAACTCACGGGCTTGCTGTGCGGCCTGTGCGCGGTCTAGCGCTGGATTCTGCATAGCCATAGCGCGTTCAAAGATTGCTTGCTCGCGAGCCGCAGGAGTTTGCATTGCCTGCCCTAATGCCGCCTGAGCGCCCCCATAGAGCTGCTGACCGCCTTGCATTAGACCCTGCTGTGGCCCTACGCCCAAGTCCAAACTCCCCGTAGGCGCTACTGTAGAGCGTCCTAGGCCCGTCTGTACGCCATAGCCACGGAAAGCTGATTGGTCTTGTAGCTGTTGACCAAGCTGCTGCATCTGCTCAGCGCCAGTACGGCCAGTCTGCCGAATATCTTCAGCCATTTGGTAGCCAGCAGCAGCGCTACCGGCACCTGCCAGCAAATCAAAAAGGCTCATTTAGATAATCCTCCCAATAAGGGTCTGTACGTTAATCTCTTGAAGGCTAAACGTGTTACCGTTTACTTCAGTACGGAATCCAATAATCACAGACTCACCGCTCCCTTTAGCGTTAACACGATAGCGGCGGACAGTCGTAAGGCCGGGACCGTATTCGTCGTCTTGGTTAAAGTATGCTACGTTATATAGCGCAGGCGCTTGAGCTGCAATCGTCAAAGCCTTCGTATAATCAAGGCGCCCGCTATAACCCCAACCCGCATACGCTTGAGCGTCCGTTAGCGTAGACACAACGGTAAAGTCAATCTGCTTAATAAACTTAGTGTTAGCTGGTTGACCAAACGTAAACGAATTAGACTCGTACTTAAACTCAAACGGTTGATTATTGTAGTTCAAGCCGTCTTCGTATAGGAAACAACCGTAGTTGCTAGCACTACTTGCAAGCAACACGCGAGCCTCGCCGTCAATCTCGTAGTACATGGCGCGCTCCCAGACCGTATTGGTCCAGCGCGTTACCTTGTTACCACCCGTTACGCTAGGCGCTCGCATCTCAATCGCAAAGGCTTGCAAGTCGTTACTAAAGTTAACAACCGTTAAGTTTTCATCAGGCCAGTAGGACAGCGAAATGGTGGTCTTGTCAGCCGTAAGCGCAATGATGTCCGTAATGTCACGACGTACGTTAGAAGTCAAATCATTAAGCGGTGCAGACTTTTCTTGGATGGTGCGGCCAATAGAGCGCACACCGGAGTCGTCTACAAACAAAACGTCAGAGCCGATGTTAGCAATGGCGTCACGGTTTACGCAGCCAATACCACTAATGGTATCAGCCAGTACAATGCCGTCATTGCCTGCTGGATCGCCGCTAGCAGCGTTGTTATACACCAGAATAGATTGACGCCCCATAATAAACAGAGCGTTGTTATGCGCTACAATCCCTACGATACGATCAGTGCCACGCGGCCAGTATTCGTTAATGTTAAGAATACCGCCAGTGTTTTGCGCATCAGCGGGCACAGCGCGTCCGTCGTACCACTGCGTAGCAATGAGGAGGTCGCTGTAGTAAATCGTTTGGTAGTCGCCGTCAACACCACTAACCCACAAGCGCCCGTAAGCGGCTGTAGCTACGTCACCGTTAATAACTGCGGCAAGGGTGCCGCTGTCGTCTTGCGGCTTAATGTAGTCTACGTCATTGGTGCCCGTAAACAGCTTGACAATAGTGCTGCCGTCGTATTCAAGGCATTCATTGCCAGCGCTAAAAACGTATAGCTTGTCGTTAAAGCTAACAATCTTAGCGTCAGCCAAAGCGCTGTCGTCAATAAGCGTTGGGTAGCTAATCTCATCTAGCTCGTACACGGGACCAGAGCTAGTGGTAAGCTTGCAGATAAAGTAGTCGTCTTGTAGCAAAGAGCCAGAGGCGTTATACTGATACACACCAACCGTAGCTAGCACGTACGTAACGCCGTTGATGTCGCCATTGCCTAGGCGGTGCGTCTTAATCTGCGTGTCCGCTACGCCAACCGCTGCGCTATACGTTACGTTAACCGCAGTGGTAAACTCCGTCCACGGCTTGCGCGAACCAATACGACCAAACTTATCCACAACAGCATTGTCGGCCACAAGCGCAAAGCCAGGGTCTTGCTGAAGCGGAGAGTCTTCCGTATTCAGCCCTTGGAACCCCGGAGCGCTAACCGTAATGTTCTGTTGTTGCTGCGCCATTACACAGTCATCCAGATATTGTCAAGATCGTTAAGCGAAGAGTCCCACGCAATGGCGTCGCTAAGGTACGTACCGGCCAGCGCAAACAACTCTGCTGCCGTTTGACCACCTACTTCGCCACGCTCACGTGCTGCCATAGCTAGCGCCGTGTACACAACAGGCTTACCGGGTACAAGCAATACGTCAGCCTTGTCGCTAAGTTCTGCTTGACGCTTAAAACCATATACGGTGTAGTTGTATACGGCGTCAGGCTGCGGGAATAGTTGTAGCTGAATGTCGCCGCTAGCGTCAGTACCGTTAACAGCATAATATTTTGGTTTGTTATCGGCGGGCGAAGCAGCTTGTCGTTTGCGCAAGCTGTAAAGCGTTTCTTCCGTAAGCTCCGTTCCGTCGTCCTTAACGATATACTCTATTTTACCATAATTTCCGGCATTTGTCAAGCTGTACAGATTGTCGCCAGCGGTGGTCGCAATGGCCCAGTCAGAGCGCAGTGCATTCCATGTGTGTGCATCTTCGACAAGCTGCTTGGCATCGTTAACAAGCGACACAACCATCTCCGCTACGGGATCATCAAGACCCGTTACGTCCGTTACGGTGTCTTCACGGAGGCGCTGCAGCACTTGATTCACTGCTTCCAAATACGTCATGATAACATTCCTTTAGCTTGCGTAATGTATTGCGCAAACGGCGTAATAGCTTTCTTTTGATACGGCTTAAGCGTAGTGTACTGAAACAACTCGTTCCATTTAGGCTGAAACATTGAAACTTCAGCAGCCACAGACATAAGCCCAGAGCCCAGCTCTTGACCCATACCGCCAATGGCTTCACCAATAGCTTGATCACGCGCCATGCCTGCCGCTTCATTAGCGTTTACTTGGCTTAGAATGTCGCTCACAGCCACGCCAAGATCAGCCGCTACTCCCTCTAGGGCGTTGCTTAACGCCTCGTCACGGCTCTGTCCTGCAGCCTCATTGGCCCTTACTTCTTCTAGCACCGTTTCCTGAGACTGCGTAATCTGCTCTTCAAGAACTTGTTGCCCTTCCGTAACTAACGTTTCAAGTTCGCTACGATTCGTACCCATTTGAGACAACAAATCTTCAACGGCTACATCAAGGTTGTCAGCAACAGTTGCAATAGCTTCGTCTAATGCCTCATCGCGAGCCATTCCGGCTTCTTCATTGGCAGCTACTTGCTCCAACACACTAGCCTGAGCGTCTGCTACTTGCTGCTCAACGCTGGTCTGTAGCTCGCCAATGCGCCCGCTTAAAGTCTCTTCCGTAGCGCCTAGCTGCTCTAGCAAACCTTCGCGGGTTACGCCAAGTTGTTCAGACACTTTGTTAACGGCAGTCTCTAGCGCAGCGTCACGGTCCATACCGGCCTGCTCGTTGGCTGCTACTTGCTCCAGCACGTTAGTCTGTACGTCTGCTACTTGCTGCTCTAGCGTGCCAATAGCGCCTTCAAGCTCGCTACGGTTTGTGCCCATTTGAGACAGCAGGTCTTCAACAGCAACGCCTAAGCTATCTGCTACTCCAGCAATAGCTTCGTCTAGCGCTGCGTCACGCTCCATGCCAGCCGCTTCGTTAGCTACCACTTGATCAAGGATTGCTTGACGACCCTCTTCGCCAGCAACGCGTACGTTCTCAACATCTACGTTAACGTTTTCTTGCAGGTCGTCAAGGTAGCCAAGCACGTCCATAAAGGACTGATCAGTTTGGGCCGCAACGTCCGCAACGGCTTGCTCTAGCGCATCCGCTCGCGTTTGACCTTCTGCTACGTATTGATCAAGACGGTCGTTAACAGCACCAATCAACTCTTCATTTCGCGTAACGCCACCCTGCAAGCCTTCAATAGAACCCGTAATGCCTTCAAGCTGCGTGTTAACTTCCGTAAGGATTGCTTCTTGAGAGGTGCCCATTTCTGCTAGTAGGTCTTCACGGGTCGTATTGTTAGCCGCAGCAACGGCGTCAATGGCTTCTTGAAGCGCATCAGTGCGCTCCATGCCTGCCGCTTCGTTAGCACGCACTTCATCAATAATTGCTTGACGTTCCGTAGCTGCCGTTTCACTCAGCGTTTCAATCTGACCTGCAAGCGTTTCTTCCGTAGCGCCTAGCTGTCCAAGAAGGTCTTCACGGGTCGTATTGTTAGCCGCAGCAACGGCGTTAATGGCTTCTTGAAGCGCGTC